TGCCATTAGATGTCAATACATTGCCCGACGTACTTGGCGCGATCTGTTGATAAATCGCAGTACCATTACCCACCAAGACTGAGCCAGTCGTGAATGTTGTGGCGCCAGTTCCTCCACTAGAAATAGGTTAAGTACCCGTGACGCCAGAAGTTAAACTGACTGATCCACCAGTGTCTTGCTTGGTCGCAATCGCTGTTGCAATCGCTGTGAACTCTGTATCGATCTCAGTACCCTTGACGATCTTTGCGGAGTCGCCAGACGACAAAGCGTCTTTGGCTGCAAAGTTTGTGGTTTTGGTGTAATTACTCATACGATCTTTCCTTGTTTAGCTTGTATCTCAATCTTTTGAATACTTAGTGAAAATCCGTTAATATCTGACTCATAACCCGTCTGAACTACTTTTCCTGATCCTGTTGGATAGGTCTTTAGCGTTTGCAAAGCAATACCGCCAGAATACTTGGCAATGCCATATTCACCAATGCCATAGTACGAGACGCCTTGCGTTGGAATCTTGACGGCCTGAGAGTAATAACTTTCAGCAAAGTCATAACCCCATTTCATTGTGACATACTGATCACTTCCACCTATCAGGACAACGGACAGTTTCTTTAGAATTGATATTGCGCCAGGCACTCCCAAATCAGTATGGTTTGTGTAGTACGAAAACGTGTACTTTTGAGTATTGTCTGTGTAATTTGAATATGTGGCAATATACCCAGTCTTACCCATCAAAAGTGTCCCATCGCGCTTACTGAGCAATGCCGTTGGCGCTTTGTCGCCAGACTGGATATAAGTCCAAGTCGTCACTCTAGCCGATCCATCTTGCAATTGAGCCTTGGTGTCGAAACAATAGACTTTTTTGAGCAATGGTAAGGTCAACAAATAAAACGCCTCAAGTGGCGAATAAACGCTTTTTATGCCTGATAGGGTTTCACTGTTCACCGCGCTAAGTAAATCATTCCTGACGTTCTTGGACAGTTCGCGCAATGGGGAAGACTTCTCTTGAATTGTTCTCAATACTGATCTAACGCCAGTCTGAGACAAGAAAATGATGTCTGTACCCGTGTAAGCAACTGAGTCTCTTGCAATACATCCAATACCAGTAACAACATCATACAAAGTCATTGTTGATGGCGTTGTGGCGCCTGAGTAGATAAGAATATTCTCTTTGCCAAATATGAATAAGAATCCATTATGTGCGCCAAGAGCAACAATCGTATCTGCTCCACGTGGCCAGACTGTTGTCGTGTTTAGCGTTCCAGCAGTTCCCGTACTAAAGTTCGCTGACGTGCTGACGTTTGACCATTGAACGGTCACCTTATCGCTTGCAGTATTGGCGTTCCAAATACGTCCATAAGCGCTTATAACGCAATCTGATTGCTGTACTGTACCAGCGTATCCAGTAAGTTCGCTAACGCGCCTATACGTTGATGCTGATACAGCTGGTGCAAACGCCAATGGGTCATGGCCAGTCTGGTACAAGCTCAATATTCCACCAAGCATGGCCATTTGCCAGTTGTCATCACTGATTGTTGGCGCCGATCCTCCACCACCATAGGTCAATTCTGTCAAAGTCGATCCACTCAAAGAATACAGTTTATTACCCGCTGCGCAAATAGTGTATACAGTACCCGCGTCATTGATTAACTCGCCAATGGACTTGATGTCATTGGTGATCGAGCTTGAATTGATCTTAGTCCAACCCTTTCTCGCGCCAATGCGACCGTACTGGTCAATGACAACATTGTTAGCGACTCGCGCAAAACCAGACGCCAAATCCAATGAAGAATCCTGAGTGTTTAACCCAAAGAATCCTGGCGCGCTGATTGAGTAAGTCTGTATCTGTTGAGTCATTAGACAGCCTCAAATGCGTCAGATTCTGGTGATCTTGCCAACTCTAAAGAGATCAGGTCAGCCAATGATGACTTGTAGAAAGCATAAGCCTCTGAGCTGTTCATTCCTCCATCTTCGCCACGCTCAATCAATGCTCTGGCGTAAGCTCCAAGAATGATAGGTTCTTTGGCCAAAGTCGTTGTGTCAGTGTCAGCGCTAAAATCAATCTCTGGAATAACTAAACTGAATCTGATGTTATAGACAGCATCTGGGACTGGCCAAAAGTTGACCTTCATGTCTCCATTGTTGTCGACTGGGCCATAGGTGTAATTGAATGGACTAGATTGCTGTGGATTTGTTGTAGAGTAATAGTACAAATCCAATTGCTGATGCGTGATCGGTTCTAGAGGATATTGGCGCGATATATTGATGACGTCCATTGTCTTAAAACGGACGCCAGAACCAACCATTTGATACCCTGAATATTGTCCAGCAGTGGTTGACACTGTGATGGACGTATTGAAAGCATCCCAGTCATAAGAATCTGCGACTTGGCGCTTGGTGTCATTGACAAATTTACCCACCAATGCCGATAAGGTATTTTCAGAGACAGACGAAACAGTAGGTTCTCTGAGCCGAACCATGACGTCGTTGACAATTGATAGGTAAGTCGGTAAAGCCATTATTTCCTCATTTCATCTTTGCAGAATCATTTGAGGTTTTTGCCTTATTCGACTGAATAAGAAACCTTACTTGCTGCCAATTATATTGAATTAGTAGCCTGATTTCATCTTTTTCTTTGGCATCTTGGCCTCAGACATTGCAATCGCAACGGCCTGGCGTCTTGATGTCACTTCTGGGCCTTTCTTTGAGCCAGAGTGCAATTTGCCTGATTTGTACTCGGCCATTACTTTTCCAATTTTTGCGGTTTGTTTCTTGGTCGCCATGATAAAGTCCTTACTTTAAGAATCTGAGTTGATAAAGAGTGTTCTGATAAAGCGCCACAACTTCATCGATCTTGTTGTGTAGCGCCGTCTCAGTCCTTGGCACAATGGCTTGACGATTGTCTTCAATCCATTGCATTTGCATCTCTAGGACATCAGCAATCGTGCCTTTGCTTTCATTGGTGCTCAAAGGTATCTCCAAAGCCTCATTAAAGCGTCCTTGGTACTGCTGAGCATAATCATCAGCCAATGGGATGATGTTTTCATAGAAATTGTTCAAGGTATTGTGTTCAGCAAAAGATCGAGTCTTTAGGTGAACAATGTGAGCAATGTCTCTCGCTAAAAATAGCATTGAGACAAATTGACCTGAAACCGCCTTAGTCATAATTCATTCCTTAGTAATTGGGCCACCGATGAGCCAGGCGTCGCAAGTACGTCCAGCTGCGCATTTAAAGTGAAAGAGTTCGCAATACCCTAGATCAGCACCGGCAATGACTCGATCTTCATAAGCCAATTCGTTATTTGCCTCTGAGTCGCCCTCGATGCCCTTTTTGATGCACTCCATCATGCTTGGCGTTTGGATAAATGCAGAGCAATTTCCACAACGCATACGTTTGACTTCGTCTGTTGGCGCGTTGTACATCTTGGCTTTCTTGAGCCAAAATACCTCATTGGGTTCGTCTGGATTGGCTGGGCCATAACCGTATTCAGCAAATGCGTGATTGCGGTTCTTGAGGTTTATTGCCACGTCTTGCGTGGAGATCGGACAAACCTTACCAGAAAGAAGACCGTCTTTCATTAGCAATTCCAATTCTTTAGTGATGCCTTGGCGCGTAATGCTGGGCCTTTGGCATTTGCAACAACTCCACCCATTCTTGCGCAAAAAGATGCTTTCCTAGCCTTGTCTTTTTCAGTCTTAGGATTTGGCGCTGGAGGTTTTAAATTAGTTCCGTTCTTAGCGTTGTATTCAGCGCGACCCTTTGCAGTCATTCCAGCACCCTTTTCAGTCGGATTATAGGTTTTACCCTTACCAACTGTTTTATGCTCAATAGACCTGTTTTCTTTTTTCATTTCTTTGCAGTCTTTGCAGATTGTTTAAATGCTTGAGCTGTTGGCGCACCCTTGGAGCCTGGCTTGCGCATCTTCTCAACCTTTTTGCCCAATGCTTTCTCGCGTTTGATGCGTTCTTGTTTGGCATGAATATTGGCGTAAAGTCCAGATTTCATTTTAGTAACTTGCCTCCAACAAAACTGATTAAGCCGCCCATCGTTGACGCGATGGCCATACCCATCCAAAAACCGCCTTTAGACTGATTGGCCAATTCGAGCAAAGACTTGACATCTTTACTCAGTTCGGTGACTTCACCTTGGAGCAATTCAACTTGCGCCTCAAGTCGGCCAAAGTCTCTAGCATCAATTTCGGACATAACTGGCCTTTCTTCTTCCTGGCTTGATGTTGGACATCGTTGGAATAAACATAGTGTCTGATCTGACTTCTTCCTCTTTTTTAAGAACTTCGGGTTCGTCAATGCGTACATATCCTTGGTGACCTACCATCGACGCAATGTCATGCGCCAAAGTGAACTCAACCGTATTGCCAGACTGTAAACACCTATAAACTGCCATTTGAAACCCTTAAAAAAGAGGGGAGGACAAATCCTCCCGCTCTATCAGATCAAGCGACCAATCAAAATTTTGATAGTAGCTGACGCCAAGTCAACTGTACTACCAGATTCGTTTTGGATGCGTACAGTCACAACGTCCGCAGCCGATACATAAGCAGTGACGCTCATGCCAACCAAAGACACTGCAACCGCAACCGCAATGACCATATCTCCCAAAACAACGCCAGGTACGGCGACGGTATCTG